ACTGAAGACTCTATCATTAGTAATATTACTACTGTTAAGTTACATAGAGAAGTTGACGTACAATATAATACTAATGCTAACTATGTCATCTATCTTGGTAATCCAATCTATGACTCAGGGGTTCCAGAGGAATCAATAACTTCTACAGGATTCTATATACAAGGCAATGACAATATCATGTACCTTGAGGATTATCCTACAAGTTTAACTGCAGGCGTTTTAAAGATGTATTATTATAATGTTGATATCAAAACATATTATAGAACATTTGGAACTATAGATTATGCTGCTGGGACTATTATTTTACCAGAGCTAGAAATTACTGGTATAGATCAAACACAAGGCTTATTTGAGCTCATCATTAAACCACAATCAAACGATGTAGTATCTATTAGAAATCAATTAGTAACCATCCCAGATAATAATATCAATGTAACAATGGTACTTGATAAAGTATCTGTTGGCGACCCTGCTGGTGGTGCTAACTATCAATTCACATCAAGTCGTAACTAATGACGATTAATTTAAAATCGATAGTCTCTAAACAGATCCCAGAATTTGCACGGGAAGACTATCCATTATTCGTTGCTTTTATCGAAGCCTACTATGAATACTTAAATCAATATGAAAAGAGAGATCTTACAGACGTAAGAGACATCGATAATACTCTAGATTCATACATCCAGTTCTTTAAGAATGAATTAGATGTATTTGGAGATAACTATACATTCATTGATCAAAGACTATTATTAAGAAAAGTTAAACAACTATTTGTGGCAAAGGGTGTAGAGTCTTCTTATAAGTTGCTGTTCAAGCTATTATATAATAAGACTGCTGACATCTCATATCCATGGGACTCTGTACTTAAAGCTTCTGATGGCAAGTGGCAACAAGAGATGTCTATCTTCGTTAATATGACCTCTGGAGTAGCTACTGCATTACCTGGTAACAGGATCGATATACTTGGTGCAAACATAATGATCAAAGTATATGTGGATCGTGTTAAGTATATAAGAGGAAACATCTATGAAGTGTTCATAGATAAGAACTATTATGGTAACATACAAGTAGGTTATACTATATCATTTAATGGAATAACTGGTTCTATCATACCGACTACTACATCATATTTTGTGTCTGCTCCCGGGACAGGATACAAGATTGGTGACTTGATTACTGGTACTACGGTCTCTAATGGTATCTCTATTACACAATTATTAAAAGTAACAAAGGTTGATAATAATGGTGGCGTTGTTAATATCGCTACAGTTAGATATGGATGCGGTTACGATACAGGATTTTATCTACTACAAGCAAACGCTGCGATTACGTCTCAATCACTATTAACCATTGATAAAAATTCAACTCGTCAATACTCAATCCCAAATGATTCTACAGTAGATCAATATATCGACTATGGTTATCTATTAAATCCAAATTATTCTGCTATAGAGTATGATGATCCTTCCTATGCTGGTACATTCTTACAACAATTTTATGAACAATCAATCAGTGGTCAGGGTCTAAATCCAGACTATCTACTTATTGGGTTTAATATCGGAGCTGTAGCTAAGTATCAAGGACACTATAACTCAAATGATGGGTTCCTTGATGACGATATCTTCATACAAGATAGCTATAGATGGCAAAAGTACTCATATCTAATTACAGTGGATGAGAAGCTAGATAAGTATAAATCATTGATTAAGTCATACCTTCATCCAGCTGGTACAGCATTGTTTGGTGAATATCAGATCCAAAATGCGTATGAACCTGGTGTAACTGCTACACAAGAATTAACTCAATGGAGATCTAAAGCTACCTTTACTCAGATAAATAAGGGTATAACCAATGAATATGTCTATACCTCTGACTTAGGAGGTAGAATCAGAAAAGAACCATATGATTCAGAAGTATACTTTGCTGAAGACTATAATCCACTTGAGATCATCCCGTTCTATGGTGATGGTAGAAATAATTTGCAATCAAGTATAACCGTAACAGACGCTTCCCCTAGCGTCGTCAAAACTTAGGAGTTAAAATGTTTAAAGACAGTGTTAAATTAACAGGGCGTTTGTTAATACAAAAATTCAACGACAAGAACGAAAAAGTCTTTGAGACTGAGGTTCCTAATCTTGTCGTAACGTCAGGAAAAGAGTTCATAGCTTCTAGGATAGTTGGAACATCCTTTGATGCTATGGGGTTTATGGCCATCGGAGACGATGCTGCAGTTGGTGCACTATCCCAGTCTACTTTAATCAATGAACTAGCTCGTGTGACTACAACTTCTGCTACAGCTTCTGGTACAAACGTAACATTTACTGGTACTTTCCCAGCTGGTACAGGTACAGGTTCAATCGTTGAAGCTGGAGTATTTAATAAAAGCTCATCATCAGTTCTGGTATTTGATGGTGATACAGACGTAGATGATGGTTCACATCAAATAGCGTATACGACTCATGGTCTTGCAACCGGAGATAAGGTTACATATACTGATGGTGGTGGTACAGCTATTACTTTATTATCTGATGGTGGTACATATTATGTTATCAGAGTTGATGCTAATACAATTAAACTAGCATCATCTTATGCTAATGCAATCGCTGGTACTGCTCTTGCCATCCTTTCTGGTACTGGTGCAAATCATAAGATCACTTATGGTACTATGCTTTGTCGTACAACATTCCCAGTTATTACTAAATCTGGTTCAGAAACTATTGCTATATCTTGGGTTGTTACTGTAGGATAATTAAATGTCATCATATTCAATATTTAAACAGAGGTTTAAGAAGACGATAGCTGACGCTATCTATCAAGAAGTTACTTCTAAGACTGCTACCTATTATCATTGGTTTGGTAAAGAGAATAGTTGGACTGACTTCTTAAGTCCATTTATCCCTTCAGGAACAACTGATAATCCTGGAGCTCCTTCAGAAAACTTTAGGTATGAACTACACGTTCGTCGAGATATCCTTACTGCTAAGAAGATTAAACCTTCTGACGTTTCATACGTTGTAAGACGTATTGATTGGACATCTAATACTGTTTATGATATGTATGATGATGCTATTGAGACTACTACAGGCTATGGTTATGCACCTGCATACTCAGGCGCTACACGATTAGAAGACGCAATCTTTTATGTACTCACTACAGACTATAATGTCTATAAGTGTATTGACAACGCTAATAACACACCATCAACTTATATGCCTACTAGTACAGCACCAGAAATATTTAGTACAGCCGATGGTTATAAGTGGAAGTTCATGTATACAATCCCGGTTTCTTTAAGAAATCGATTCTTATCATCTGGATATATGCCAGTATCTACAGCACTAAAGGCTCAGTTCTATTCTACTGGAGAGATCTCTGTCATTAGTATAGAGAATGGTGGCACTGGATATAATCCAGCTACAACGACAGCTGTCCTTACAGGTGATGGATATAAACAACTTAATCCATACTTATTAAGTGATTTAACTTTAACAAATGCTGGAGATAATTATGCTTCTATAAGTGTATCAATATCTGCTCCATTTTCAAATTATGTTAATTGGTCATCTCAACTAGATGTATCTCTTGGAAGCTATGTTAAATATACTAATCCTGCTACGACAAAAGATAACTTCTATTATGTTGTTTCTGGTACTAAATTAGGAACCTCTGGCCCAATCCATACTACAGGAACTATTACTAATGGTGCTTGTCAATTAAGATACGCAGGAACGACTGCTACTATTTCAGCTAGTTTAACTAGTGGAGCAATAAGTTCAGTTACACTAATAGATGGCGGTTATGGATATCAAGACACTCCAACAATTACTGTATCAGATCCAATTACACCTGATGCAAATTGGACTGCATCAACTATATTAAGTTTAGGTGATATCATCTATTATAGTGGAAGATACTATGAAGTCACTATTGCTGGTACGACTTCTACATCTGGACCAACACATACTTCTGGCGCAGCAATGAATGGTAGTGCAGAATTAGAATATCAAGCTAGAAAAGCTGTCATCACTCCAGTCATAGTTAAGACTGAAGCTGAAGTATCACTAACTATTAGTCCAGGAATTGATAGTGTTTATAGTGTATTATTAAGTAGTCTAGGTACAAAATACGTCGAGATACCTGACGTAACAATTGATGCACCAGGTACAGGAAGTACAGCCACTGCTGTAGCTGTCATATCTGGAGGTAAAGTTATTACTGTCTCTATGACTAGTGCTGGTAACGGTTACACCGCAGCTCCATTAGTTACTATTGATGCTCCATACTGGACATTTAATGGTGCGACATCTGTAAATGATGTAGCAGAAACTATAACATATACTGGTCACAGATTGGTAACTGGCGATGAAGTCGTCTATAATAATGGTGGAGGAACCTCTATTGGAGGATTAACATCAACTTATACATATTACGTAATCAAAGTTAATAATGATACGATACAATTAGCAACTTCGCTAGTCAATGCTAACGCTGGAACAAATATTAATCTAACCGATGGAGTTGGTTCAAATCACACTTTAACACTTACTTCTGGAGCTGCAACAGCCACTGCTGTATTAGGTACCGGCGGTGAGATCGTTGGATACTCGATCGATGATGCCGGTACAGGATATACTAACTGTAATATTGAGATCGTTGATTCATCAGGATCAGGTTCTGGTGCAGTATTAGTAGCAGACTTCTCAATCGGCAATATTGACACACTCCAAGCAAACGTTGAGTTACTTGCAGTTCCTGGATCGGTCGAAGTCATTAAAGTAGTAGATGGCGGTACTGGATATGGAGCTGCTACAATTAATATCTTAGGAGATGGATCTGGTGCTGAAGCTGTTGCTACATGCTCAGGCGGAAAAGTAACTAAGATCGAAATAACAAATGCTGGTACTGGTTATACATGGACTGATGTACAAATTACTGGAAATACTGGAGCAACAGGAGCTACTGCAAGAGCAATTATGTCTCCATTAGGTGGACATGGCTCAAACGCTATCGATGAATTAAATGCTAACTCTATCGTATTCTATACATCGATCTCGCGCGATAAAAACCAAGGTATCGAGATCAATAATGATTATCGTAAGGTTGGTCTAGTGCGTAACTTTAAGAAGTTTGGATCTAATAATAGATTCACCGATGATATCGGTTCGGGTTGTGTATTAATTACTGGAACATTCGATCCCGCATTGATCCAATATGACATGCTATTATTAAAAGATGGGTATAAGAAGTTTAGAGTAGTTGACTTTACTGATACACAAATCTTATTATCAGTATTCAATAATTTTACTATTAATATTGGCGATTCATTAACAACAGACCCAACAAATCTAGGAAATCAAGTCGCTACTGTTGCGGCTTCAAACATTACAGTAACATCAGTATCAGAAAGAACTATTGATCAATTCTCCGGAGACTTCTTAATGTTCTCTGTGCGTGAACCATATTCACCAACGGCTGAACAAATTATCACGGTAAGAACCACTTTAACTATATAAATATATAAAACAATTGGAAGAGTAAACTATGGCAATTAATTTTAACATCGATCCCTACTATGATGACTTTGATGGTACTAAGAACTATCATCGAATCTTATTCCGCCCAGGTTATGCGGTTCAAGCAAGGGAATTAACTCAACTTCAAACACAAATCCAAGATCAAGTCAATAGATTTGGTAAACATATATTTACTAGTGGATCTATTGTTACTGGCGGAGCTCGTTTATTTGATAATAATCTTCTTTCTATTAAATTAGGTTCAACATATTCTGGTACTACAATTAATCTTCAAAACTTTGTTGGCAAGACTATTACTGGTTCTACTTCAGGTACTAAAGCTACTGTTAAATCAATTGCTGAGATTACAGCTGGAGACCCTAAAACTCTTTTAGTTAAAATAATATCAGGTGATGCATTTATTGCTGGTGAGAATATCGTTACTTCTCCAGGTACAGTTTATACAGCAACAATTCAAAATAGTTCACCATTTAATAATGCAATGGCATTCTCTATTGATTCTGGTATCTTCTTTGTTGATGGTAAGTTTATTTACTTAGAGGCTCAAACAATTAATGTTGACAAGTATACAAATACCTCATCAAAGAACATTGGTTTAGTCTTAAATGAATCAGTCATTACTTCAGACGATGATTTATCTATCTTAGATCGTGCACAAGGTTCTCCAAACTATGCAGCTCCTGGAGCAGATCGATATTCAGCGTCTTTAACGTTAACAGTTAAAGATCTGGCTGATGATGTTGCTAACTTCATAGAGATCGCTCGTGTAGTTAATGGTGCTCTTGTAGTTAATCAAGACAAGACAGTCTATTCAGAGATTGGTAAAGAATTGGCACGTAGAACATTTGATGAGTCAGGTGACTACACAGTTAAAAAATGGCCTATACAAATCCTTGATGATGTGACAGTTCCTCCTGATGCAACTAAATTCACAGTAGCTCTTGATCCAGGTAAAGCGTATGTTAAAGGATATGAATTTGGTACTATCAATCAAACATTCCTTACATTAGATCGTGCAAGAGATACTGAACAAGCAGATAACATTGACGTTTCTACATCATATGGTAACTATGTTTATGTGACAAGCATGTTTGGAGCATTCTCAACTAACGCTACTTCATCAGCATATTCATCAGTAGAAATTCATAACGTAGCAAGAGCTTCAGTATCAAGTTCATCTTCAAAACTTGGTACAGCAAAAGTTAGATTTGTTAATTGGTTATCTGGTACTCCAGGAACTTCAGCGATTTATAAGATGTATCTATTTGACATCGTGATGGATTCAGGCAAGTACTTTAAAGATGCAGAATCTATCATCATCAACTCAGCTTCACCTACATCTGGTGCTAACGTTGATGTATTATCAAAGGTTGGTGGTTCAGCTGGAGGAGATGCGTTCCTTTCAGGTGCTGATAGTCCAGGTTTAGTATTCAAAGTACCTAACGACTATGTTAAGACTATTAGAGATAGTTTAAATGCTACACAGTCTGACTATGGAATGCAAAGAACATTTACTTCAGTATCATTTGCATCTGGCACTGCTTCTATCTCAACAGCAAACGGATTAGAAAGATTCATCGGTGGTTCAGGTGCTTTATCTGATACACAAAAAGACACATACTATCATGCTGTAATTACTGCGGTGTCAAATGCTGGTTCAACCGGTTTATCTGTTGGTTCGGTTATCCCATTCCGTGCAGCATCATCTAGATCTATCACATTATCTACTCCAGTTTCAGGAGCAGCTCATCAAGCAACATTTAATATTAATGATGCATCTTTTGCAGCGACAGTAACTATCATTGCTGGAATCAATGCAAATACTCAGACAGAAAAGACTAAGACATTATCTGGTTACACAATCAAGATCTTAGGTACTGGTGCTGCTGGTGGTTTAAATACTACTATTGGTGGTAAAGATACATTAGCATTATCAGACATATATGATGTCTCTGGTATCTATAATACCGGTACAACTAATCCAACTGCAGTAACTATTGATTCAGGCACTGGAGCTCTTACATGGGGAGCAGTATCTCATACTGATGTTACTGATAATTACACAGTTGATAATGGTCAACGTGCTGAATACTATAATCATGGCAACTTAATTCTTAATGGAACAGCTCCCACAGCAACACATTATCTATTAGTAGTGTATAGAAACTTTGCTCATTCTGGTAATGGTTTCTTGTCAGTCAACTCATATGGTATTGACTATGCAAATATTCCACAATTTACAGATCCTGCATCTGGTCAAATATATGAATTAAGAGATTGTATTGACTTCCGACCAAGACGTGCTGATGGTTCAACGACTCTTAACAATGGTCAAGTACCTTCACCAGATAGTACATTTAATGCTGACTATCAATACTACTTAAGTCGTATCGATAAGATCATAGCTACTTCAGATAACCAATTAGTAGTTAAGAAAGGTATATCAGCAGTATATCCAACTATCCCTACTGACGAATCAAATGGTATGGCGATCTATAACGTAGTTATCCCTCCATACACAGCAGATGTCAGAGACATTCAAATTAAGTATATTGAAAACAAACGATATACTATGCGTGATATCGGTCGTTTAGAAAAACGTATCGGCAACCTTGAATACTATACACAACTATCTCTATTAGAGAAGCAAGCTAAAGATACATCAATTCCAGATGCATCTAACTTTGAGAAGTTTAAGAATGGTTTCGTAGTCGATACATTTACTTCTGCAGATATCTTTGCATCAACTGCAACTGCTTGGTCACAAAGACGCTGGGGTTGGTGGAATGCATGGTTTAATGGTTCAAATAATTGGGGTGGTGCAGCAACAAACTATAATGAGAACTCAATCGCTCAAGCAGCTGATGTAGATTTCTTAGCAGCTATAGATCCAGTTAATCAAGAACTACGCGCTCCATTTGAAGTTCAATTCAGTCAATTTGATACATCAACGTTAACAGATACGTCAAAGACTGGAGATCTAGTAACTCTTGACTATACAGAAGTTACAGTTATCGATCAACCGTTATCAACAACGTATGCTAACATTAATCCATTTAATGTTCTTCGTTTCGTGGGTTCTATTGTACTTGAACCATCTTTCGATCAATGGGTTGATACAGAATATCTACCAGCAGTTAATAAAGTTGTTGATATTCAATTACAAGATGCTGCTGATAAGTATGAAACAGTAGCTACAGGTGGAGGAAGAATATTTGCACTCACTGGTTCAACTACAACAACTGTACAAAACGTAGTTGGCTCAACAACTTCTACATTAGGTACAAACGTAGTTGATATCCAATACGTTCCATTTATTAGAGCAAATACTGTTTTAGGTGTATCACGATTATTCAAACCTAAAGCTAAGTTATATCCATTCATTGAGAATACTGATATTACATCATTTGTTAAACCACTAACATTGATTGAAGTTCAAAATCATACTGGTACTTTATTTGATGATAAACAAGGTGTTCATGAAGCTTTATCATTTAGAACTAGTTCAGCATCAGGTACAGAGACTGGTACTGCTAATGCTGCTTTATATTCTCAACCATTAACAACAGACTCAACTAAACGTTTATTAAGTGTTTATAATGATGCAGGTACTATCGCGGTTGGTAAGTATGTTGTTGGTCTAACTGGTGGAGGTTCTGGTGTAGTCACAGCAGTTACAACATACACATTAGGTGATGACTTAGTTCCTGATGAATATGGTAACATTGCTTTTGAGTTCCAGATCCCAGCTAATACATTTAAGACTGGTGAAAGAACTATTCGATTAATCGATAACTCAACTAATGATACTGAAGCTCAAGAGTCTATCGGTGAGACTAAGTATACCGCTATTGGAACTCTACAAACTAAACAAGAAACTATTCTTACTACACGATCATTACAAAATCAGAAGACGGTAACTCAAATTGGTTATTGGTATGATCCACTAGGTCAAACATTCTTAGTTGATGCTAGAGCAAATCCACAAGGATTCCATCTATCATCAGTTGATGTTTACTTTAAGTCTAAATCTGCAACAGTTCCTGTTACTATGGAAATTCGCAGAACAGTTAATGGTTATCCAGAATCAGTTAGAACTATCCCATTCTCTGAATGTATCCTTAATCCAGAACAAGTAAATATTCAAGGTGGAGGTACATCATCTACAAATGATGATGTACAACCTGCTACGACATTTGCCTTTGCAAATCCAATTCACTTGACACCAGGTGAATATGCTATAGTATTAGTATCGCAGTCTAATGAATATCAAGTGTATATCTCTGAAATGGGTGGAACCATACTAGGTGGTACTACTAAAGTTGATAAACAACCATACATTGGTTCATTGTTTAAATCACAGAATGCTTCTACATGGGAAGCTGATCAAAATAAAGACCTTAAGTTTAAGATCAAGCGTGCAGACTTTGCTACTTCAGGTACTGCAGTATTTACTATTCAAGATCCTGCTACTATATCTGATTATCAAACCATATTCACGAACGTGTCATCAGTACTACCTACAGGCACAAACGTAGTTTGGTCAGCAAAAGCTTATAATACAGATACAACATTCGATACTGATTGGGCACCATTCAACGTCAT